TGTTATTCATTGCGTTATTGTCAAAAGACCAAGCGAATTGGTATTTGTTTTTATACTTTGACACTTCTGGTACAACCACTGGTAGTGGTGCTCCACTCTTAGATTTCTTTGTTGTGATTAAAGTTCTAGGTGCTTCAATACCATTTGTTGATGATGAAACAACCGATGAACTTTCACAAGGCATCTGAGCTGTAAGTGTCGAGTTTCTCATTCCAAACTCTAAAACATCTCTTCTCAATTTATCCCAATCTTTAGATAATTCTCTATGAACAATCTTATCTACATTTTTGTTGTAGTGGTCGATTGGTAGTAATCCTTTCGCATATTTTGTTCTATCGAACCATTCACAAGGACCTTCTTCTTTTGCTAATTCAACAGAAGCTTTAATTAGATAGTATTGAATATTCTCAAATAACTCATCAATTTTCTCTAATGATTCTGGATTATCATATGATAAACCATTCTTAACCATCCAATAAGCAAAATTAGTTACACCAACACCGATACTTCTTCTCTTTAACATCTTTCTAGCGGCTGCCATAGGATATTCTTGATAACTAATAACACTATCTAATCCTCTTACAATATATTCACATACAACCTCTAATTCATCTAAGTTTTTAATTGTCCCTAAATTTATTGCTGCCAATACACAAAGAGCAATTTCAGCATCTGTATCATCACCATCATCAATATGTGATATAGGTGATGTGGGCAAATTTATTTCCGTACAAAGATTTGACATATTGATTTTATCTGTAAATGCTGAGTGATCGTTGGCATTATCTATATTCATAATATAGATTCTTCCTGTCTCAACTCTTTCTTGTATCAATAAATCCATTAATTCTCTAGCATTTATTTCTCTTCTAGGAATTGTTGTGTCAGCCTCAAACTGCTCATATAACGCATCAAACTCATCATTATACCCAAAGGCTTCATATAATCCCGGTACATCTGATGGTGAGAATAATGAAATCACTTTGTTTTCAACAAATCTCTTATAGAATAATCTACTGAATTGAATTGCGTGATCCATTCTTCTAACTCTGTTTAAGTCGTTTCCTCTGTTGTTTTTCAAAACAATGATATCCTCAATCTCTAAGTGCCAGAAAGGATAGTAAGCCGTAGCTGCACCACCTCTAATACCACCTTGTGAACAAGATTTAACCGTACCTTCAAACATCTTTAAGAAAGGGATAATACCTGTGTGAACTGCTTCACCACCTCTAATCTTAGAACCAATACCTCTTAAACGGAAGTTTAATCCAATACCTGCTCTTTTAGAGATATATTTACCTACTGCAGTGTTAGAGTTAAAGATAGAATCTAAATCATCAGCCACATCAATCAACACACAAGAAGAATATTGTCTTGTTGGTGTCCTTACTCCCGCAACAATTGGTGTTGGTAAAGAGATTTTATGTGTTGAGATTAAATCGTAGAAAGTTTTTATCTTTCTTAATCTATCTTTAGTGTCTCCACCTTTAGCAAATAAAGTCATAGCAATCAACATATACATAAATTGTGGTGTTTCATAGACAACATCAGTTTTTCTATCTTTGATTAGATACTTATCAACCAATTGTTGTAATCCACCATATGTCAATTCCTCATCTCTATTGTGTTTAATATACCCTTCAATCTTATCGAAATCATATTCCGTATAATGATTAAGAATATCGGCATCATATACACCTCTCTCTACATTAAGTTTAATAAAATCTTTTAGTCTAGGAAAACTTCTGTATGTGTTGAAGATTTCTTTCCTTAAAAGATAATTTAATAATTTACTAGCAACAAACTGATAATTAGGAGTATCCTCAGTTATCATATCTGCCGCTGATTGAATCAATACTTTATGTATTTGAGTTGTTGTGATACCATCAAATAATTGTAGGTGAGCATTCATAGCTACATCTGAAGCACTAACTCCGTTAATGTCCTCAACAGCCCATTCTAAAACTCTGTTAATCTTTTCATAATTAACAGTCTCCTTCTCACCATTTCGTTTAACTACATTAATTTTTGACATCATAATATTTTTAATTTATTAATAAAACTTTATTGTTTTTTCTTTTTCATCCTTTCTTCTTTCTTAGCCATAGCCTGTATAACCATATCCGACCTTCTTTTGTCTTCGCCTTTCTCGAATTGTAAGAATGAAACATCACTAGTTTCCTCAGTGTCTATTTTAAGAGTACCATTATCAAAAACAATATCTTCAAAGATAATCCCATCTTTACCAAATCTAGATTTAAGTATCGCTAATGTTGCCCTACCTTCCTCTTTCTGTTCTAATGTCTTAGCAACTGACATAATAAAGTGACCTATTTGTCCTTTCTTAATAGAACCACCAATCATATCCGCTTCTACGACATTTGCTCCGATAGAACTTCTATTACCTTGTACTGCTGTCCATCCCGCAATATTTAATTCCGCAATCATAGTCTCAAACTGCCTCATAATTGGACCTTCACCAGAATATTCATCCTTAAATTGTTTTGTGCTCTCAACACAATCAATATAATCTAAGAATATAACATCAGGTTTCATTCCCGTTGAAATTAGTTTTCTTAAATATTGTTTAATGTTAGGAATTGTTGTACCATCACTAGCCATCTTTTTAAGGATTAGATTTCCTTTTCTACCTTTGAATCCTTCAATAGTCTTTTTAACTTCATCCTTCTTTTCCGTTAGCTCATTTAATGGTATCTCAGTCCAACATGTGAAATGTTTTCTTTGAATAACCTTTGGATTATCCTCAAAAAATATTTGTACTACATTATAACCTAAATTATATGCAGTATTTGCCATTCTTGTTATCATCGTAGTTTTGCCGACCCCGAACGGGGCAAGAATAACCCCTAATTCTCCTTTCGATAACCCACCGTCCATTAGATTATCTAAACCTACTAATCCTGTTGGGATTGGTTTTCTGAAATCATCAGATAAAACATCCTCAATAGCGTGAAACACATCTATACCACCATCAGATTCGGAACCAACAGAAAGAGCTTCTTTCATTATTTCTTCACACTCATCATACCTATCAAAATCACCAGATTCTAATATCTTTTGAATTTTTTGTGTGGCTTTCTTTAACTCTTGTTGTTTACAAAACTGAACAGCGGTGTCTTGTATATGTATACAATCTTTATCATCACTACCTTGTATTTCTTTAATCATTGCAATTGCCGATTCTCTGGCAATTTCCCTCTTAATATCCTTATTCACCACTTGTTGTAGTGTGTCATAGGTTGGGATAGTTTCATACTTTTCGTGATAATCTTTAACACTAGCAACTAATAACCTTAGATATTCATTGTCAAAGTATTGTGGATCGAGAATCTCGATAATAGATTCAGAAAACTTGATGTCTTCCATTACTTGTCTAGCCAACTTTACCTGAAAACTATATCCTAAAAACCCTAAATTCTTACTCTCTTTTTTTGACATAAATTGAAAATCTTTGTAATTAATAAATATGTGTTAAAGCGTGATTCCCGCGTACTCCGTTGTTAATTTTTTGCTACTCAACGTTTTTTGTATCTTAGAGATAATTCCCGGAATTAATTTTCTAATATCCACATCATATCTCACTTTTGGTGGGTACCAGTTTCCACTGAATTGTTTCTGAGCAACTACATTTCCATGTACTTTAATCTCAAAAGAAAATACATCCTCATCAGCAAATAAATCTTTTACTTCGATATCTTCTGGATTTTGTTTTGTAAATGGATTGTAGTATCTGTAAAGATAATCTTCAGCTTTTTCTCTGAATTGATCTTCAATCATACCAACAACCTCATCAATACAATTCTTAATCTCTAAAGATCTTAATGATTTTGGGTTATATCCTCTAACATTAAAGTTTCTTCCTACAATCGGTCTCTCATTTCCGTTAATTCTTAAATAAAACTCGAACGGAAGGTTTTCATAATTTTTCTTACTCATAATCTGTTAATTAATTTGTTTGATTAAAATACTTTTTTTCTTTTTTAATAATACTCAGAAAAGGTCTCAAATACTCTATATAACCATCTCTCCCACCTGGTATCGCCATAACGAATCCATCTTCTAACATCATCTTTAATACGTTCTTTGTGTTTCTATCCTCTGGGTCTACTGGTGAATCAATAATGGTGTTTAGATTCTCTTTACACTCTTCTGTAATAATCGGTTTTTTAAGGTTAATAATTTTTTCGTTAATTTCAAATAATCTTTCTTTTTGTGAACCATCTGTTACACCATTTAATATATTGTCTAATGTCTTTAATCTCTTTTTTCTTTCACTTTGTATTGTCTCAATCTTATTGAATATTTCCTCTAAAGTCAATTTTTTTTCTCCTAACTCAGGAAAATATTTCAACAATGTTTTCTCCTTTACACCTTTCACTCCTTTAATGTTATCACTAGCATCACCAGTAATAATTTTAATAAGTGCAGAGTTTTCTTGATGATGGTCGAAATGCTCATTATAGTTGTTCTTAGAGACTATCTTTCTTTTGTTAATAACATATATAGCAATCCTCTCATCAATCAACTGGCACATATCCCTGTCGTTTGTAAGGATAACAATTTTCTCATCTTCTCTAATCTGATTACAATAATAAGCAATACAATCATCTGCCTCACAAACTTCATCCTCATATTGTCTAAGGAATAGTTCTTCAGCATATAACTTAACTCTTTCTTTTTGAATAAATAACTCTGGTTCTTTAGGTTCAGATTGGTTATAGAAGTCCTTATCTCTGTTCTGTTTATATTCTGGATAGATATCATATCTCAATCTACCACTGAATTGCCCATCCCAGAAGATAAAAACTCTATCAAACCTGTTTTCTGTAATAACCTTTCTCAAAAGTGAAAAGAACTGGAAAAGACCCCCAATATGTTCCCCATTATAATAAAGGTTAGATGCTCCATGATACGCTGTTTTAATCAGTGCATCACCATCAACCAATAATGTGTGTTTATATCTTTTTTTATTCTTTAGGGGCCTTCCCACTTCTCATAAATTAAATGGTTAAACAATAGAAATATTAATTATCAGAATAATCAACAGCCGATTCAATAACTCCTTCTTCTTCAATACCAAAATCTACAGCTTCTGCAGTGGTTTCAAAAACATTCGCCCAATAATCTTTGTATTCGGCTTTGTAGTTATCAATTGCCTTTTTGTCATCCTCGATAAATCCGTGTGTTGTCGCTAGTAACTTACAATCAGCATATCCTAAACCATTCATATGGTTTTTGTGGATACCAACTTTTGTTCTGATAGCAAAGTTTACCTTTCTACCTTTGTTGGTTGCCGATAGTTTAGATACACCAGAACTCTTCTGATTACCAAATAAGAATACTAAAGAACAAGATAAATAAATAGATTGTCCTCCCTTTGGTTGTATTCTTGGTTGAGAGAATGGATTATCTGGTAATTCAACCCAAGGCTGATTAACAAATATCATTGTATTGGTATAAGGGCTACTTTCTTTTCTAGAAGATGTAATCCTTTGTGCCATACCCATACCCCATTTCTCTGAGATAATTCTTGCAGTGTGTTGGTTACCACCTTTTCCGTTGAAAGACATTTCACAAGGAATTGTCCCAATAGAATCCCATAGGAATACTATGTCGTGTGGTATCTCACCGTTCTTCTGTGCATTTAATACTTCAGTTACATATTCGAATGCTTGCTCAATATAATCAAAACCTAATTTGTATAATAAGAAACCATCCCAATAAGCTTCTACCTCACCTGTATCTTCATTAACTTCTTCAACATACTCTGTTTGTAATCCCATTGTCTTAGCATGTTCAAAACTCCATTTCTGTTCTGTTATAATGAAAACAGGTAAAATACCTTTTTTCTGAGCATCTACTGCCGCTTGTATCATAGCAGTGGTTTTACCCGTATCTGAATGTCCTAAAAACATATTGATTTGTCCCATAGCAGGACCTGGAATACCAGTCGCCTTCTGGAAGGCTTCTCCCAGATCAAAGTATTTTTGTTCTTTATACTTATCACTGGAAGAAAACTTTTTCCTTATAGACGAAAAATCAGTAGTTTTTTTCTTTAATGGTTTTTTAGCCATATCTTCTTAATTTTTAATATTAGAAAGGTAACTCGTCATCGTCATCCTCAGAATCCAATGCTACAGCTTCCACTTCTAATTCGTTTTCATCATCTTCAGTTAAACCTTCCATCATATTGATTTCTTCCTCTAATGATGCAGTTTCTTTTTCTTCTTTGTCTTCTTCTGCGACAAACTTCTTTAATTCTGAATCCCAAACTGGTGTCTTTTGTTCAGCAACAATATTAACAAACTCAACAGGTTTAACAGAATATACATCTCTCCATGTCTCTTCGTTTGCCATCCACTCTTTTGCCTCTGCAGACTTAGGGTCAGTCAATACTGAAGGATCTTCAGCCATAATGTTTGTTACAACACTCCAACCTTTATCGTTTCTTGTTGTTGTAATAACAATGTCTCTTCCTTCTCTAGGATCCATAATGTTTCCTCTCTTCTTTAGAATAGGAATTAATTTATCCATAACACCATCTCCTGTGTATTTGTGTTTGAATCTCCAGAACTTAACTCCGTGGTCTTCGTTATCTCTGTCAATTCCTTTAACAACATAATACTTTCTTGCAGTATATGATGAAGCCAAAGCTTTTGCTTTTTTACTTCCATCTTCGTATAAAGCATCTTTTGCTTCACAGATTTTACAAGGTTCACCATCATTCAATTTTGTGCAATGGATTTTTTCATACTTACCATTTACGTTCATCTCATGGTAATAAGTCTCAACGAATGGAGACTTTGTAGGGTCATTCGATGGTAAAATCCTAAACGTCTTCTCAGCACTCTTTTCACCTTTTCTTAATTTTTCAGTGAAGTACTTCTTCAATCTTTCTTCGTTTGAAACTTTAGGTTTACTACCATTCCCTCTCTCGCTATTCTTTTCATATTGTGAAAGAATTGCGTCTAACGGATTAATTTCATTTTTCGCCATTTAACTCTTTTTTTTAGTTTATAAAATAATTTAATTTACTCAAATATAATCACGTTTTTTCAGAAAGTCAATTACGACTAAAAACAAAAAACGGACAATGATTTAATATAATCAATGCCCGTTTAACTGTCAATATTTTATAGTTGTTTATTCCTATTCTTTAGGATTGAAACTACTTTTGATGTCTGATTCATTATACTCATCATCAATATCTTGTTGTGTTAATACATACTCTTCTTCTTCACCTTCTTCACCAGTTGCATCATAACCTTCTCTGTCATTCCAAAAGTCAGTTAGTTTTACACTGTAAGGGAAAGAATCCATAGACCTCATACTTAACTTCTCAGTTGGTGAAGGGTTTCTTTGGATAACCTCTTTTTCCAACTCATCCATTTTATTGATGATTGCGTCCATACCTGTAAGTTTTTGTTCCAATTCTGAAAACTTACCTAATAAGTCATCAATTTTAGAGGATGCTTGTGAAGCTTCTTCTTTTGCTTCTTCAGTTTTATCAACGATATCTGTTACGTCAACTTCAACTTCTTCATCACCACCCATTGGTTCTTCCATAGATGGCTCATCAGCAAACTCATCTTCAACCCCCATTTCACCACCAAATGGATCTTCATCCATTTCTTCACCACCTTCTTCAGCAGCAGGTTCTTCAAATGATACTTCTTCTCCTTCTTCAGGTGTTGGTTCTGCAGCTAAGTCTTCAGGAATATCTACATCTTCCTCTTCTTGCTCAGTTAATTCAGCATCAAAAAGTAATTTGTCTTTATCACCATTAGGTACATCACCTTCCATTCCCATCATAAAGGTGTATTCTAAGATTGAGTTAAATCTTTTTAACTGCTCTTTTAATAATTCTTTGTTTTCCTCTTCCATTACATTAAAAGTTCTCTTCCGTCATTGGTTTTATAAACCTTATTTACTCTTTCAACAATCTCTTTTCCATCATTGATAATACACTCATCACCAACACATTCTTTCTCATTGTTTTCCCCTAAGAAATCATCAAGATTGTTTTCTAATTCTTTTTTCTTGTTCTTATCTTCTGTATTCATAACATTCGATTTTATTCGTCTTATACTTATAAATATGTTATTCTTCAGAAAACTCCCTCTTTATATCATTAAAAACTAAACCTTCTGGTGTTGTTAAAACCAGTTTATTCTGATACTTTTCCCAATCTAATTCGTAATTTCTGTGCTCTACATTACCACTTTCCAAACCATTCTCTTCTTCGATAAGTCTGTTAAGTGCGTTAATTGTGTATAAACATTCACCTTTTTTATGAATTATAATTGTTCTAGGGAATATTGACTTTAAGTCAATCTTTTTTCCGTCTTTTAAGAATACTTTGTATGTAACAATTTTCTTTATAGGGTCATCTATATTATCATAGATGAATATTCTTTCTCTGTCTAACTTAAATCTCTTTTGCAAATAATTTAAGAACGTCTCTAACCTTTCTGGGAAAACAAAAGACGCTAATATGATACTTCTATTCATTTCTATTTTCTATCTCGTATATATAAGGTATTAACCTAACCTTTCCATTTATTTTATTTATCATTCCCCTATATATATTAAATATCTTTTCATCTATGAAAAGACAATTGGGAATTCTACTTAGTTTGGTTAGAATTTTATTGTAATCAATACCTATATAACTCAATATTTCAATATCTACCCCAAACACAATATTATCACCATAAATGTATATCATTCTGTTGAGGTGATTATATACCTTTGGGTTTTTAAGTGAATAGATTTTTTTAATAATCTTTTTGATTTTCTTTTTTGTGTCGTGCATAACATCTATATAAACATAATTGATGTCTTTACCTATGTTGGAATAGCATTTAGACATAAAAGATTCTATGTCTTTGTCGTAATCAACTTTCCTTTCTTTTGTTGTGAATGTCCATTGGGTTTTATCGTCAATCTTCTTATGTAGGATAGAAACTTTATCTCCGTAGATTTCTTTAGTCTTTTCCCAACCCACAATAAGTGTAGGTAAACTATCATCTATAGTTTCTAATTTTCTACAAACCTTAAAATTGTCGTCTTCGATTTTAGAAGAAGTTATAATATTCCCAATATACATGTCACAAATATAAGAATAATTTGTTACAAAAGAAAGTTACTATGCGGTATTCTCAGCCCCTCCGATGTAGTCAGTCTTTAAATTAAAGTAATCAACTAATTTTTCTAACTTCTGTATTCTTTTATTTTGTTTCTTATCACCTTCATATGGATTAACTCTTCTACTAACTGTTTGTGCTTCTGCAACAGTTCCGTTTGGTAATTTACCAACACCACTATTTTTCCACCATATTAAAGATGCAATTAAACATCTATCAACACCTTCTTGTGTTGTAGCATCAAATAATTTATCTATTTTTAAATAACCATCTTTAGTATTATATTCTGTCGTAATCCCTTTAAATAATTTATCACCAACTGTAGTATTACCTTCATATGTTGTAGTGTCCCCTGTTAGATTTTCATAGTTTTTTCTACCAGTAACCTGTATAAATCCTCTCCCTTTAAATCTTAGACCATCACCAGTTTTAGTATTACCTAATTCTTTAGCTATTTCACTTGGTTTCTCATAATTAAGTTGGTCTGAACTACCATTTGTTGCAACACCGTTGTTATCAGGTTCAGGGTTATTCCATTTCTCAATAACCCATCCAGGATTAAAGTTTAATGACTCATGTGAACACTGAGCTAAGAAATTACATACCTGACTATTGGTTGTAATTCCATATCGTGGTAACCATTTTTTAAGTGCATTAGATAATAACGTTTTATTTATATTAGATGCTCCTATACCACTACCACTAACAAATAAATCATTCAGACTTTCAACACTCAATTTAGTTTCACTAAATGTGTCTGTTGGGTCTATTATTTGGAAATTAAAGTTGGTTTGACTTGATGTGAAATTACTTACTTTTAATCTTTGTGCAATTTCATCCACCTCATTCAAATCAACATTCAAAAATGTAGTAATACTATCTTCAACAGGTACGGTGTAGATTGATTGCCTTAACCCTGTAAAAGAAGTTTCCATATGGTTTGGTGTAATAGAATGTTCAACACTACTAATTAAATAAGAACCCTTAAAAAATGGTACATTATCCAACTGAAAATACATCAATGGTTGTATATTCATATTACCTAAACCACTCACTTTACATTTATATGATCTTGTTGAGAACAAGTCGTATAAGTCATTTCCTTTTAATACCCTTTGGGTACCTCCTCTTTTATCTACTAATTCACTTAACTGTCTAAAATATTCTCCAGTTGCTTGATGTTCTTCCTGATTTAAATTAATGTTTTTAAATACTGATTGGTTTTCAGCACCAAATGCAACTCTAAATGCAACTAACTTATTAGTTAAATCAACACCTGTAGGGTTAAAGTCTTTTGGTTCTTGTCCCCTTTCAAATAAGTTAAACCCATCATCTTTATACTGATACCTTTTATCCTCATCAATACTTAAAACTTTAGATTGCCCACCAGCCAATATACAAACATATGTTGGTCCTGTGTCAAATCTATCATCTATATTGGTTATTGGTGTAAAAGCCTCTTCAACTTCTAATACATTCTTATAATTAATATATGATGGTAGTATTTGAAATAGGAAGTTACTATCTCTTAATACTTTAGAAATGTATAAATATAGATCGAGTTTGGTTTCACCTGCTAATGATACTACACTATTTAGATTACATACTGCCTTATTACCAATGTCTGACCACGCTCTATTAATAAACCTAAAATAGTCTATTAAGTCTTTTGGTTGTCCATCTTTGTTTCTACTATTTGCACCACAGACATTAAACACCCTACCATCTTCGGTACCACCAATCCATTTATTATAGATTTCTTTAAAATAGTTGTAGAAGGCAAGTTTTATCGAGTTGTCATTTAAAGTCTTTTGTTTACTATCATCCTCAACACCATTACCACTATCATCACTACTATCAGGTTCGTTTTCTTTAGCAAATTCCTCAAACCCAACTCTAAACATATCTAAATAACTTTTTAAGTTTGTTTCAGTTATTTCAATATTAAAGTTATTACCAGTAAACGCTTTTGGTGTTGGTATTCCAACCTGTATTACGTCATCTAAAAAATTACGTAACTTATTAGATTTATCCTTTTGTATATTTTGAATAGTGTTTTTATATTCTTTTACACCATCTAAAAATTCTTCCCAACTACTTTTACTTTCAACCCAATTTTCAAAATATTCTATTAAATGTTCTTGTGTTTTTCTAGGTATTATAGTGTTTAACTTCATTTCCTTTTTAAAACTTTCACTTTCTTTCCAAGACCCACCTAAAGATTTAATATATTCAGTTTTACTCCCAACCTCAATTTCTCCTGACGATTTTATTGGGTCATCAGTTTGATTTATTCTCCACAATAGAGAACCAACCCATACCATATATAATTTTGGTATATCTATTACCTTAGATACTTTTTTTTCATTTAAATCATTTTTTGTTACATACTTTTCTAATACATCTTCAAAACGTATAAAAGGTAATGTATTTAACATTAAAAATGCTCTAGATTTTTCACTTGTATTACCAGTCCATAATTGACTTTCTGTTAAAGTTTTTTCTTTATCATCAGATTTTACCCTTAATACATTTATGTTTTGGAAGTCTTTATTATCAACATCATCTATATCTGATATCTCTAATGTAAAATTTTCTTCCCACTCTGATGGTTTTAATTTAGTATATATTTTTTTATCTTCTCCACCCCAAACTAAATACGATATATTATGTCTATATACTGAGTCAGTATTTTGATAAAATATTCCTTTACTAGTATCTTTCTTATCACTTTTTGATTTTTGTTCTTTAGATTTTAGTGATTTAATTTTATTGTCTAAATTGGTTTTTATTGTATCATCTAAACTATTTCTATTATCTAAAATAGAATCGACTTTAGGTCCAATAATTAAATACAGGTTATCATCATTATTAATATTACCAGTAATAGTTTTGTTAGTAAAACCATCTATATTATTATAATCATCAGAAAGTTTATATTTGTTACCATCTTTTATTATTATTTTTTTATCTACACCATAATTAATTACATCACTTGTATTAAAATTTTCTTTAATTGTATCCCTATAATTAGGTACTACTATATTTGTAGCCGCAACCGCACCATCAATCTGAGCAAAATTAGTTAAATTACCATCACTTAAATTACTATAAGATGATAGTGTAATTGTTCTTACCAATAAGTTTTTATATAACTCTGTTGGTATTCCTTTACCTTCAATAACATTTGTCCATAGCTGGTTACCGTTATACTCAACATAAGGATTTTTATTGTAGTCCAATATGTTTATTGGTAACCAATTATCTGTAACATTACCTTGCTTAACTTGTGCAACAAGTTTTCTATTTTGTTCTAATTGTTTAGATGTTTTTACATAACCGTCAATAACATCCTCAACAAACTTAATTTCAGGAAATAAACTTTCATCCACCCCATTAATACTACCTAACCAAGTTTCTTTTTCCCCTTCATCACCATCTGTTTCATATACCGTAGGCCATGGGTAAATAACTTTACCTGTATTATCTGTATTACCACCTAATACACCATATCTAAACTTACCATTCTCTTCTGCTTTTTTAGACACATCATAAAGTGATTCCAACATAACTTGTGTGTTATTCATAATAACTTCAAAAGTATTTTGTATAGTCGGATTAAATTTTATTGATTTTGAAATTTGCTTATTAATTAATTCAGTAACTTTTTTTAATTTTACTTCTCTTTCTTCTTCTAATTGTTTCTTAACTTTTCGTACACTATCTCTAGTCTTACTAAAATCATAAACCGTAACTTTTGAAGTCTTACTAAACTTTTTAGATGGTTTTTTCTCTAAAAAATCAAGTAATTTTTCTGGATTAGAGTAGGGTTGATTTTCTGATGGTACAAAATCACTGTTAGATGTTGCACTGTTATAGGGTAAAGATCCTTTAGTGTAAAAAGTATTTAGAAATTGTTGTAAGTTATTATACTCACCAATAGTTTGTTTGTATTTCTCATTTTGTACTTCAGGAAATAAAGACCCCTCAAATTTATACTCATTTTCTTTCCCTATTGATGTAATATATTTTTTATATTCTGCAAATAATTTACTACCACTCTTAACATATTCTTCAAACGACCCATTATTACCTTCTGAAACTATGATTATATCTCTAATTGATAATATGGTATTAAATACAGTTAATGAAGATGAATTAATTGGACCACTGAAAAATGTATCTGCAGATTTCTTTTGATCTTTGTTTTGGTTTTCATTATTTTGTTCAAAAATAATCGGTGCCCCAATATAACTTATCACACTATCAACTATAGATAGTGTAGTATTAATCTCTTTTAATTCCTTAAACTCCGGTAAATTATCTTTAATTGATTCTACGTCTAGTTCTATCTTAGATATGTCATTTAAGAAGTCTGATATTAATGGTGTTGCTGATTTAGTACCATCTTTATCAGTGATAGATGTATTCGCCAACCTATTTTTACCTTCTTCTGTATTTACTACACCAATAACTTGTTGCATTTTAATATCTGATAAAAATGCACTTTGAAATCCAATAAACTTCGCCTTAATATCAAAATTACCACTTTCTGAATTAAACTCTGAACTCCATTTTAACATATGTAAACAATATGTAACTGGCTTACCATAATAACCTTTAACAGTTAAGTTAAAAACAGGGTAAGGCATCTTAAAAAATAAACTATATGGAGATTTCCTATTATCAGCATCAATAATATCAAATAAAGAAGCACCTCTTAAATCAGTAAAAGTAATATCAACTTGTGGCACTAAACTTGAGTTATAAGTAATATTAATACTTTTAATTCCAAATCCTTCAACAATACCCCCATAATTTTGTTCATCTAAACTTAACCCACCTATATCAGTATAATCTGTAGTTGCATAAGATACTCCGTTATTTGCAACTGAACCATCGCTATTATAATCAATTTTAGTTGCAATAAAATTAACTTCATTACCATTAGGGTCATCATCACTTTCTATAGATGGTCCTTTACCACTATCATTAAAAATAACACTTCTACTTCTAGGTATTGCTTTTAACTTAACATAAATAAATAAATCCTCCAACGGAGGAGTTTCTCTTCCGGGTGGGTTTGGATCTACTAATAATAAATGTCCTTTCTCTTCTCCCTTTGGTTTATTCGATGCCATATATTGTGTTATACCTTTCTACTTCTCTTATATATTGTTGTAAACTATCTTTAAAAGGATATGGTATTCTTATAATTTCACCATCAGAAATATTATCTTCTAACCCCCCATATTGTGGGTTGGACAACATAATTAACCACCCATGATAAGGATTACCATAATACTCCTGACTCAACTTATCCATCCTATCTCTTTGTAGTTTCCACACAACTGTTTTGTCAGTTCCTTTCGGTTCAATTTTTATAAATGGCAAGATTTTATATTCTCCATCTATATTGAATTTACTATATCTATTATAATATTCTTTTGCCATTTATGTAGTTTTTTATATTGTTATTGTAATTCCCAAGCAACCCCATCGTATTTATACGTATATGATTTAGTTTTTGGGTTTATTTCTTTACCTCTACTAAAAGAAGCACTTATTTTAAACTTAATTGTATTTTCTTCTATTAAAGTTTCCAATTCCTGTTCTTTCTTAGTTATTTCTTTTTGTAGTTTCTTTTTCTTACGATTATTAGTTTCTGACTCTAATTCTATTTCTAATTCTTCAATATCACTATATAATAAATCTATTTCTGATGTATTATTATATGTTTCTTTACCTATTACAGATAAAGGTATTTCCCAACTACTCTTCTCCAAAAACCCATTAAATATTTCTGAATTGTCATTAAGATTAACAATAACAATTTTTAATTTGTTTTCACCAGAATTATCTACTAATTCAGACGGTGATGTAAGTTCTTCATTTTCATTTAGTGAGGATACAATAGTTATTGGGTCATAAGTAGAGTCTTCTCCATTATTTATTCTTATATCACCTAATTTTTTTATTTCCTCTTGTTCATTAGCTTCAGCTTTCAATTTAGTTGCCTCCTGATCGATAGGTATTTCATTTTTAAGTGATTCAGTAAGTTGCTTAGACGCATCTTCACCTCTTATCTCACTTAATCTAACACCGTCAACAATCTCACCAGCACCATTATTTAATCTAATACTATCAGCTCTAGGGTCATACATTTCAGTATTTGCATAGAAGTTATAAGACATCGCATTTTGTAATCTATTTATCGGACCTTGTAATGATTGTCCACCAATAATTTCAATAGACATACTAGCTTCAGCCATCATAGGTTGTACCCCAATACCTTCAGGATTTAAATCCCATTGAGGTGTCCCACCTCCAGCACCATAATTTATACTTAATGATTTGATTACAACTTTAGTATGAATAAAATCACCAATTCTTAATATACAGATAGGTGGTCTACCAAAAGCTAAATTATCAGGTTTTATATTGTCATTACTATTATACACACTAGCACCTTGTCTCATACATTGTTGTAAGAAGTTTAATCTAGTATTTAATCCTTCTGGTGTATTTGAGTGAAAACCAGGATGGAAGTAAGTTAATTTACTACTAATATTATCAAAATAATTTGGGTAGTCCTCTGCAATAACATCGAAATATGTTGTTTCGTTAATGAATAATTCACTAACAATATCTAAATCTCTTTGTAATAATTCATTTAGTGCAGATTGTACATCTGCATCTTCTGAATCATCCCCTTTAGGGAAATAAGTTATTGTTACGTCTACTCTTCTATCTTTAATCGCCAATTCACTATCTGGGTCAGCAAATGGAGATGCCGATGATAAGTCAGTATTATTATTTGAAATTCTTTTTTCCTTAATTTCTTTTTTATTTGTTGTACTAAATACTTTACTCAAAATTCCCCTATATACATTCGACGCTCTAGTATCAGATAACAATTTAATATTATCTGTATCCACAATAATTTTACCGTCTTCACCAGATTCACACACAAACCCTTTACACTGAATGGTTATTGAATAGCTGTCGTTTTTTAATATTTTATTAATCTCATTTTTGACAGAACTTATTCCATTAAACGTATCATTCAACCCATCTGGATTATATCCCCCAAAATCAGGCACAGTATCTTTACCATCTGCAAAATATACACTAAACGTTTCTGTTTTAGTACCTTCAGAATTTTTAGATTGTCTAACAATACTATTTAATTTCTTTTCTAATTCCGTTTTTGTATTTAAATCTAAACTATTTTCTTTTTGGATTAAATCCAATAATTCTTGTGGGGTTGTTATACCAGCAAAAAACTTTTCTAATTCATTGTTTTGTCTTCCCCTATATTCATTAACAACTCTAGGGTGATCCACCAAAAGTTTAAATTTAAGTGTTCCACTTCTTCTAGTATTATTGTAAGTATATAAAGGTTCTGCCCTACCTAAAAACTCTGTTTCAGTCCAATTGGCAGTTGTTGTTTCATCAAAAGATAAATCATACGGAGCAAACCACATAATCCTTCCTTTTCTACCACTTAATAAATCACCAGGTCCAATCTCTTGTATTGGTAAATCTGCTATGTTATCAGACCACGCTAAGTTTTCTAATGATAACATATATTTTTTATATGTTGTAAATGATTCCTCTAAATAAGGGTATGATTTAACAATACCATTACTTTGTAAAACACTTAATGATGCTTTACCCGAATCAACTGAAAATCCTGGTTTTTCTTTATCTTTAATAAATAAACCACTTTTTCTAATTGCATTTTGGTAAGAGTACCCTTTTTCTAATTGATCTCTTTCTGTACCTTCGGAAGATTTTAACCATACCCTTGCAAATTCACCACTATTGTTTTGTATTGCATTACCTCTACTTACAACCTTATCGGTTAATTTATCTTTGAAGAATTTTTTTGTTTGATCAATGAATACATCAGTCTCAGAAAATTCATCAGCCAAATATTTTGTTTTATCTAAAATAGTATCTTCAGCGAAACTTTCATTTTCCGTACCCCATGTAAAGTTTTCAGGTGGTCTTACTAAACCACTACCACCATCTTCTATAAAATCTTCAGCTTTAAATTGTCTTGTAACACCATAACCTCTATTAGTAGAGTTTTCACTACCAATATAATATCTACTATTTGGTGCTCTATCCCCTAATAAACCAAATAATCTAGGGCTACTATAGTTAGGGACATATCTATTTAACTTTAAATGTCTAAATAAAGCGTTTTTCTGTCCACCACCAGTTCTCTTTAACAACTCATCCATTCTCTTTTCGGTTGTTAAATTTAATTCAGTGGTTACACCTAACTTAGTTAAAACATTTCTTATACCATTAGCAATTTTTCCACTATTGGCTCTGGATTGATTATATTCTTGCCAACCAATTACACCCTTTGGTATTGTACTTACAGGTAATTGAGTACCTGTTATTTTACCAATCAACTCAACACCTTTCCCAATAATATTTGCAGGTGTTGTAATGTCGTAATTACGTTGAATTAATTCATTCCCCTGTAATAAACTTAATAGGTCTAAATTAACTCTATCAATAGTTTCATTGATAATCGCTTGTGTTACTTTTTCGTTTATTGCTAATTGAAGTCTTTCAGATGCTATATTTGCTAATCTAGAATCAAAATTAGTACTTCTATCAGCATCAATTGATGTAAATGGATTCTGTATACCTATTTCACCAGAACCTTCAATTAAACCAAAGTTTTGGTACGTATAGTTACCATTTACAACAATGTTTGGATTAATAATTAAATCCACTACTTGATATGGAACAATACCATCAGAATCTTGATATTTGTTTTGACTTAGATTTACTGTTCTACGGCCTTCACCATTATCTTGTAAAGCATCTTCATCTATTTGAACTGTTTCAGGTATTAATGGATTTGGTAAACTAAATAATTGACCTATATCTTCGTAGAAGGTTTGGTAATTACCTTCTTGTACCTCATTGGGTATTGGAGGAGGTAAGTTTCTATCCAGTAAACTATTTCTTAGTTCTTCGGTTGTAACAGAAACACCATTAATAATTAATGTTTTATTTAAAATCCCTAAAGGCATAAAAATTTCTTTTTATTATAAATATCATGCAAGAAATTTCCCGGGTTAAAATATAATATATATAGAATAATATATTATTTACATGTAATATATTCTTGTCTAGTCTTGTTTTTCTTGTTATAGTTGCTTGTTTTTACTTGTTTAATATATACAAGTCATGTCAAAACTTTTTGGAAAGTAAAGGTTATTATGAAAATAAAATTTTAAAATAGTTTTTAAGTCCCTACAAGGGCATCTTTACCTGGTCTTTTACCATCACCAATCATAGCATTAACACCAGCAATAATTTGATATTTTACGGATTCCATCATTTCTTTTTTATCTTGTTCAGTAAAAGAAATAGTTTCTGAACTACCATCCATAGAAATATTGATATTACCGAAATTAATTGTCCCACTAACATCTAATTTTTGATTTGAGTTAACTGATGATAATAATTTTTTAGAATCACCAGCAGCGATTAAATCTCTACTATCTAATTTTTGATTTGAGTTAACTGATGATAATAATTTTTTAGGATCACCAGCAGCGATTAAATCTCTACTATCTAATTTTTGATTTGAGATAACTGATGATAATAATTTTTTAGGATCGCCAGCAGCGATTAAATCTCTATTATCTAATTGAAAACTACCAAAACTACCTGTCAACACTCTATTATCATCTCCTGGTCCTGAATATAAATCATATGCTTTTTTTCTCGGAGCTGCGGCAGCAGGTTGTTGATTTAGAGGTTTCCTTACTGATGCTGCACCACCTTGCTGACTCTGTTTTTTAGTCCAATTTTTTATTGTAAGAGTATTAATATTATTTGCTGCAATCGACTTAATACTTTGTATGTTAGTAATCATACCACTTTTAATCATATCACCTAAATCTTTACCTAAACTATCTATTCCTGTTAACTTTAATGCATTTTTAGCTTCATTAATTAAATTATCTGCAACGGCCTGTGTTGCCGTCTGCAATTCAATCATAGGGGATTTCAATTGATCTTCAACCTTACCATAAACATCTGTTTTAATTACTATTCCTGTTTGAGTTGCGTTTAGTATTGATTGTAATGTTTCATTAGTTGTCATCACACCTTTAGCAGTTTGCATTATTGCATCTTCCTCTGTTGACGGAGTGGCAAGTGCTTGTTCTATTTGATCAGTATTTAAGTCTTCTACAGGAACCGCTTGTCCACTAATATCTACTTTCCATTGACCCGAAGTTTTATCGAACTTAGCAAGTGATGAAATCTTATCCATAGTATCTTCATCGAAAAGATTTCCACCAACGTCCATTTTGATTCTCTGCATTTTGTTCATTTGGAATGCCGTGTCAATAAGTCGTTCTTTGTTTATCCCTAAAGCATCTGCCATACCAATTAACCTTTGTCTGTTTTCAGCAACCATATCGAATTGTCCAGTTTCTTCATTAAACTGAACCATACCTTTTGTTGCTTCACCTACTTTTCTAGCGAACTCTTCTGGTGCGTTTCTTGCATCAAACATCATCTGCATTGGGTCACCAAAAGCCGATGCCATTTCACCCCCTAATAATTGCAAGTTAGCTGCTGCTTCAATAGCTGCTTCTGGTTCATAGAATCTATCTGCCATACCCAACATATCAGAGACATCCATTCTCATCTTAACAGCAAGTTTTGACATTTCAGTCATAGCTTTTACACCACCTCTGAAAGACATTCTTTGCATATTCTCAAAGTTGTCAGATAAAACCTTAACTACTTTGGATGAGTTTAACCCTAATTTTTGAGAGTCTTTTACTATTTGGTTAATATTCTCTGCAAATTGCTCCGAACCAATACCAATTAAATCAAACCTCTCTGCTAAAGCCGTTGCGGAATCACCCATAAGTCCAGTTGCTTGTTCTATGGCAAATATTCTTTGTACTTCCTCATCGTCTAATATTCTTACCCTACCGGATTGATCAGCAAACTTAGAGTAAATGGTGTTAACATCATCTATATCACCACCAAGTCTTTGTACCAACATTACAGACTTATTAAACTCATCCCCTAATATCTTTTGGTTTTGGTATCCAATACCAATATTAACTGAAGTTTGCTTAAATGCCTTCGCTAATTTTTCCCCTAACCTATATTGAGCGTCTAAACTTTTACCAAACTTATATATCTCGGTATATACACTAGCAAAAGACTGAGCAATACCATCTACTAACATCTTTCCTTTACCAATTTCAGTTACAAAAGAACCTGCAGCAGATGAAGCATTATTAAGTGGTCCAGATAAACCAGCAATTTCTTTTTTAAGACAACCAATAACCTCACCAACAATATTTAACGGGGTATTTTTATCAATTTTAGGTAAATTATTACAATCTACTGCCATTTTACTCCTCTTCTTTAGGTATATTATTCATTATAGAATTTTCAATATCTTCTATTTTTTCTTTGATTGTACTTAAAATAATGTCAAATAAATCATCCATAATTATTTCATTTCTACAATTCTATAAAAACAATCTTCTTTTTCTCCCTCAATAGGATTAACAAAAGGATTTTTATATCTACTATATATTAAGTTCACATCACCTTTTTGTTCTCTGTAAATGTCTAAGTTAGAGTACTCTAGTTTAATAAACATGGTGTCTGGAAAACTGTTTGTTTTTAATATTAAATATTTTTCTGATTCATTAACCTCCATAACCTTAAAATACATTGTACTAACTAAGTTTCTTTGAAACTCTGGAGATTTCATTTTCTTTATATCTAAATCTACTTTTTTCTTAAACTCAATAACGATTTTTTTGAATGGTAGTTGTTTTTCCTTTTTTTCCTCTAATTTAGCAATTAATGATTTTAATTCTGCAATTTCAGAAGTTAATTCAGATATACCTGTAATAATGTCTTCTTTAGAAGTAGACTCCATATCCTCAACCTCTTTTTCTTTACTGATTAATGCTTTACCAGCTTTTTTTAAGGTTTGAGTTGCAACTAATGTAGGTATATAGGATTTACCTTTAGTTAATAATCTTAGTAGTTGAAGTATTCCAACACCCTCACTTAATAAATTGTCAACACCATTATTTAATTCTTCAATTAATAAATCATGTTTTTTTATTTTATCGTTTAAGTCCATAATAGTTTTTCTATATAAATATCTTAATATATAAAAACACTACTCTTCTTTTGGTTGTAACATACCTATGAAGTTGTTTCTTTGCCATGTGGGCATAGATAATACATCGGAATAAGAAAATCCTTTAGTAACTAGAAATAGTATTTGTGTTTGAATTGCTTGAAGGTACTCAGAGTTCAGGCCATAAAAAATTTGATCCGATTCTAAGAAATGTGGCAACCTCAACCCCTCCTTGGATTGTCGCAGTTGTATTGAAATCTATACCTGGTTCTAAATCAGTAATATACTTTCTAAGTGCTCTACTATCCTTCAGTGAAAGTTTTTTAATGATAGACGATAATTTCATCTTATCTCTATCATCATTTATTTGCATAATTTGTCTTTCTAACCTTAATGTAATTTTTTGAGAAACTTCATCTCCATTTCTTTCCATTAAAGTTTCATCTTGCTGATCAATTTCTTCCTCATCCTTACCAGTTAAGAATCTAAACTTAACCTTATATTTTGATTGTGGTAACTCAAAATCAAACTCACCATTTTCATCTGGTTGTACACTTAATTTCTTTTGTTTTAATGAAGGTAAATCAATTTCACCTGCAACAACTTTACCACTATTAGGGTCTAGTACTGCTTGTGTGTATTTATCCCCTAAACCAGTTGATCTTAAAAATATTAAAATCGCCATTCTATCACCTTCTAGTAAATCTTTAGTATCAAAACCTAAGTCTTTAACTTTTCTTTCTAAAAGAATATCTACTAATTTACCGCTATTAATAATGTTTTGTGACGATAGTATATTTTCATCTATCGTTGTTAAATAAGAAACCTTAACTGAGGATTTTTTATTCTTATATAAAATACCTTGTGATGGTAATTCTAATACATCGTATTGTTCTTTATATTCATCCGGCACGAAATTCGGATCCATATTTGCTATGTGAGGACTTTGTTCCATAAAACTCTTTTTTATATAAATATATTAATCTTTATTTTAAAATAAAGATTTTAATTCTTCTTCTAACTCTTCTAATTCGTTAGATAATGATGAGAGTAATTCTTCATCTAAATTACCCTCACTTATTATCTGTTTAATATAAATTAGTCTCTCTTTAATTTCTAAAACATTCATATTTTTTTATTTATTTATTTATTTATTTATTGGTATTTGGGGTCACCGAAAGTACTTTTAAATGATTCTTTACCGCCAGATTTAATACTTTCTTTAGCATCTTTTATATTTCCTTTTATTATATCAATATATTTATCATACCCCTTAGCTTTAAAGTAACTCATCCCTAAGTCCTTAACATTTTGAGCCTGTGTGGCAGTCATACTCCCTTCATCAACTAATTTCTGTAAAATTTTATCATCAACTTCTTCACAATCACCAGCAATTGCTTTTATCCAACCACCTGTAAGTATGTTTACTATATTTCCAATTAATGGGTCTGCATTCAAACTTTCAACTATTTTAGATAACGAATTTACTTGATGTTTTTCCCATAAAGATTTTTCTTCAGGACCCCAACTTGAGATTAAATTGTTAGTTTCTTCATCACCAAATAACTCACACCTAATAGTTTTATAAGCCCAACCATAAATCCATGCTTGTGCCCATAGATAAACAAAAGTCTTTACCCAAGGGGATTTACCTCTAAACGCTTGACGAATATTAAGTGGTGTTAATATTTGAAGTGCCCTCAAAAGTTCATCTGATTGATCTTTAGTATACCAAGACTTAGTTGAGGACAATATTTTTTTAATGGTATTAATACCACTATTAATATGTTTAATAGTGTCTGATACTGACGTTAATATTTTTTTAACGGAAGGTATGTCATAACCAGTCATTTTACTAATGAAATTGATATTATCATCTGTTAATTTATTACTAGGTAACATTAAAAGTTTTTTAGTGCTTTCTATATTATTAGAAAGTGCTGGTAAATTTGTTGAGATGTCATTAAATAATTTTGTATTTTCAGGTTTTGATATAGAAGGATCAATTTCTAATGCATTAAAATACTCTGTAATATCATCCATTATCTTTTTATTATCACTAAGTATTTTATTCACTTCACTTATCTTAGGGTTTGTGTTAATGTCAGGCAACCCTTTTAATTTTTTAATATTTTCGGTAACATTATTTGCCCATTCAGAAGCATTAAAGTTTTTTATGAATTTCGCATCGTCTAATTGAGTCCTTAACTTACCAAAATTTACGTCCATACCAACCACTAGTTTTTTTAACTTAGATGTGACAGTTGATTCTGTAATTAAATCTATATTTTTACCATAAAGAGTTTCTTCAGACATTAACTCTTTTATTCTTTTTATTTGTTCGTCTAATTTTTTCATAATCTATGTTTTTTTACTTATTACATTTTCCCATTTTACCTAATTCTTCATGAAATTTTCTAACTAAAGATTGTGTAGAAATACTAACGTCTGTAATTTCTTCATATAATTTATCACCATATTCATAATAATACTCTTGACGTAATTTACAAAAGTCTTCTTTATTATTCATATATTTTCTAACTATGGTAGTTATTTGTTTAAAATCTTCATCATCAACATTATATGACAATAAATCTTCTAATTTTTCTATGTCACCCTCAAAGTCTAAGGTATTATTTGTATTACTACCCTCTTTTTTTGTAGAAGAATCTATTAAAAAATCATTTAATATGTTCCAAGAAGTAATTTTTCTATAAAGTATATTTTTCTCACCTTCAACCAACCTAAAGTTACTTATTTTAATTGACGTACCAGATAGTTCTACATCATCAGTAGTAAAAGTGGTGACTGAATTGTCTTTATCTTGCGTTACATTTAATTGCATATAATTATCATCATAAAGATAAATAATTATGTTATAATTCCCTATTTTTTTATTAAATGTTATAAGACAAATATTACCGTCCATTTCTGATGAGACAAATCTATACCCATCTTTTTCTATTATTTCTTTACAACCTTTTAGGAAATCACTTTTTAAGTAACATTCTTCATTTTGTTCTTTTATTAGAAAAAGATTTTTTAATTGATTTTCCGTTATTTTAATTTTCATAATTATTTTATTTTTAATGTAGTGCCCTTATATATATGTTCAGGTGAAGGTGTTTCTCTACCTTTACAGTAAGTTTTATTACATGTTTTTACACCACCATATTTTTTTTGTGTTTTCTCTATTATATCTCTATTTTTATCATATAATTCTGTCCATTTCATACCATACTTTTTTGCAATAGACGAAAGGTTTTCTCCACTTTCTATTACATGGGCGTCAGAGGAACCAATAGGTCCAACAGTAGACCAAAACTCATCATCACTCATTTCACCACCATTTTTTTCAATCGAATCTATAAGTTGTAAATGTTCATTTTCTCCCATTTTTTCTAGTTCCTTTGATTTTTTTGAATCGGTAATCATAGATATATAAGTTTCTTGTGTTTTAGAACTTTTAGTCTTTAGGTATGACTCAATACCTTTAGTCAAACCAACCATACCAGCAACAGAGACACTTTGAGCAATAATGTTTGATATTAATTTCTTTGTTTCATTAGCATTTAGTGCTTTATATATGTCGCCACCATTATCTTTTAATATCTTATTAAAATCTTTAGAACCGATTAGTGTTCTTAGTTGGTATTTTTTCAATCCAAATTTTAACATAAACTTTTTAGTGAAGTCATTAAATCTACCCATATTTTTAATCCCTTCTTTAGCTTGAGGGGTACTTAATATATTTATCACCTCACCCAACTGTTTCTTTTCAACATCTGAAAGTCCTTTAGAATATTTTTCAATAACTTGATCAACTTTCTTAATATCACCTTTCTTAATACTTTGTTTTGATAATTCCTTTAATATATTATCTGTATTTTTCATAACACCTTTAGATGCTTTAGTCAAAGCTTTAAATTCAGTTACTCCAGGTATAATACCTAACGCAGATAATCCGGCAAACCCTAATGACGCACTTGCCTTACCTAATTCACCTTTACTTGAATGGTGAATTGCTTCACCTAAATATACTACTGAGTTAATTAAATCTAAAACACCTGAAGCTGCAGTACCTATAACTGGCACAACAGAAACTGCCATTGAAACATTGTCAACAACACAATGTCCGTAATCCAACCAACTACTTTCATCTCTCAATTTAGAACAATCAAACACATCATAAATAAGATTACCTAATGCTTTCATGGATTCTTGATCTTTTTTACGAATTGCTTTATACATATCCGTACCGGGCCTATCAGGCTGTCCTGGCATTAAGTAATCTGGTTTCTGTTCATTTAACAAAGATTCGGTTTCTCTTAAAACCTCTTCGTTTAAGAATATCCTATTATATTGTGATTCAGTTATTTTTAATACCTTTTTCATTAAGATTAAGCTTTCTTTATAAATATCGTTACAAACAAAAAAAGCCCTCCAATAATGGAAGGCTTAATATAATATTTTTTCTTATATTTGATAAAGGAATATCAGAACACGTTGATTGCTCTATCAAATCTTAAAGTGCAAGTAATATCTGCTAAATCAGAAGATGAATAATCTAAACTACCGAAGTCAGCATCATTTAATTGTGTACCTTGTAAAATCCATTTTTGTACCACAACTCCAGTTGGATCTAACATTTCTAATTCTACATCTTTTTTATAACCTGCAGCATAACCTTGTCTACCTGTTACTGATTCAGAGTGTAATCTAACCCACTCCATTAATGCTTGTGTTGCTGATGGACCGATTGGGTCTCTAAATGTTACTGAAATACTTTCCCACTTAAATCTACCAATCACATAAGTTGATGTATTAAGGAAAGGAATTTCTGTTTCGTCACTTGTATATTTTGGTCTAGATGCTGTTGACACCCACCACTCTTGAATACCCAATTCATCAGGGAATCTTAATATAAATCGATTCTTTCTTAACGGCTCGTAAGGTACGGGCATTCTCATTAACATATCTGCCATAATTCTATTGTTTTAATTTGTTTTTATTCTTTTTATTTATAAATATTTAGTTTTCAAAAAATTATCTTTCGATTACTATTCTTTTCTTCTTTGGGTTATTAGGGTCAGATGTATCATAAACTAAAAACCTTACACTAGGGTAAGCTTTCTTTAATTCATTATTGATATAATCTTCTGCCTTTTTAACATTTCCTAAGTCATCATCACTAAATCCCACACTTAATCCTTTGTATTCTGGATTTATTTCTAATTCCTTAGCCGCCTTTACAACTCTACTAACAAAATCTCTCAGTGCAATTGTTTTAGCAATTTCAGGATTTTCAGCACCACCTTCAGCACCAAACTTTTCCTTAAACTCATCTGAAGATACTCCGTGATAATCTTGTAATGATAAATACTCATCTATTGATGAACCTCTTAGGTTATCTAACATAGTTTGTTTTTCATCATCACTAAATGTCATATCGATTAATATTCTTGTACCATCTCTAAGTGCTTTTGGTGATTGTCCTCTTGCAGTGATAATAGAAAAATCATTACCATAAATTAAAGCTTCTTTGAACTTATCGAAACTAGGTCCAAACTCACCAGCCTCAATTGCTTTCTTAGTATCAACAATAAAAGCACCATAATCTCTAAAATCAGCAAATGCCTCTAAAGGGTTATCGTTTAATAATCTATATTCCGTACCTACCAAATGTCTCATTTCAGCAAACTCTGAAGTAGAAACATCTACTGGAACATAGTCATCACCAACCTTCTTCTCTAAGTGAATATGTGTTGGCATATTAAGAATGTTATCATCCCAGTCAAAAGAGTATGCTCTTTTTTGAAACTCTAACAATGTCTTATACTGTGATTCTGTTAATTTTAATTTCATAGGGTTATATTAAATGGGGGAGATTTCTCTCCCCACATTATTATTTTTATTATTAAATATTATCGAAGTTAGCACCTGTGTTAGTGATATTAAACTCAACGCTGATGTATTCTAATGATCTTGTTGGTTTAATAAAGATTCTACCATTTAACTCATTTCTATCAATAGATTCTGGATCGCTGTCTACTTGTACTCTAAAGTCAGTTAAACCTCTTTCCTTTCTAATGTTATCCAATATTGGATTTACTAATGATAAGAATTGGTTTCTTACAACATCATCATTTTGTTCAAATAATAATCTGATAGAAACTGCTGAAATAAGTTTTCTAGCTTGTAACAATAATCTTCTAACGTTGATTCTGTTAAGTGCCGTTTCTTTTTCTTGTAATGTTTTGTTACCCCAAATTACTACACCCACATCTGAGAATGTTGCCATTGGGTTAATCATACCTTCATATAACGTATCTCTTTGGTCTAAAGTCAATTTAGTTCTCGCTTTAATTGCATTTGTTGTACCTCTATTGATACCTGCTGTAGCAAACCAAGGGAAAGCAATATTATCTGTAAGTGCAATGTTCCTAACAACCTCTAATGTTGGTGGTAACCATACATATTGGTTATTCTCAGTATCTTGCATCTGTAACCAAGGGAAGTAAGTAGCGGAATAGTTAGAATCAATTCCTGAATCTTCAATTACATCAACTGCCTCATCTGGAGTTAGTGCAACTAAACCAGAACTATCAGTATCAGGAGTTGTGATTACATATAATGAATCTGCCCTTTCTTCTTCTACCATATCGATAGCTTCTTCTAATAAAGTGATGTTATCTCTTGAATCGATACCTGGTGTTGCAAATACATTAATGTTAACCGCTTCTGGGTTAGCGAAAGTTCTAATACCTTCGAAGTATGCGTACCAGTCAGAATCTAAACCATCAACTTCAGTAGAAGTAACTCTCGATTCAAATGTACCTGAATCTAATCCTAATGTTGCTTTACTACCATTGATTTTATATCTGTCGTCATTTGTTCTCTTAGTTCTATAAATGTCCCAACCATCAAATCCACCAAATGGTGCTAATGTGAACTTTCTAGAATCTAATCTTTCATAATCTGTATTATTTAAGTCAGCGTCATTTCTAAACTCAGCGTTACCTACTTGGAAAGTGTTAGATACACCTGCAATAACTGTAGTTGTAACACCAGAGTCCATATGGAAACCATCTGTTCTACCTGTCCAAGCATCTGCTCCTTTATAGTTAAAGAAATCTTGATCTACACCGATATCTGTACTTAAACCTAAGTAAGCTTTTCTTTTCTTCTCATTGTTTGTGTAAGAAGTTTTATATTCGATTAATGGAGATTTAGCGGTTCCATTACCGCCCTCATATTCTCTTACAGTAACACCTTCAAATCCTGCAGGGAAAGCGTCTTCTGGATACTTATCTGCCATTTCAACCATAATGTATTTACTTCTTAATACGAACTCACCATCTGCAGTACCAATTTTTCTACCAATAAATCCACTATCTGTTGGGTTCATAGAAAGTTTTGAGAACTTCTCAACAATAACTGGTCTAGAGTCATCATCATAAAACTTTCTTACAACTAAGTCAAAAGTTCTATCATCTGGTTTAATGTTGATGATTGAAACTTTAATATCTTCGTTTGCTGCATTACCATCAGAAATTGTAATTAATCTAAATAATCTAAATAAATCATTACCTCTCAATTCAGATAATACATAAGGAGTAACTGCTGAAGTATACTCTTCATTATAATCATCTAAGTTACTAGCGATTTGTATAATAGTAGAGTTAATACCTCTTACTTTACCATCTGCGTTTAAGTCATCTAAACTATTTTTATATATTTCTTCTACAAATAATTCTGAATCTTTATCTAACGCAGAAACACCTAATACTTTAGTAATATAATTTTTCTTAGTTGTATCAAAAGATACATTATAAGTAAATGTTTCACTATCTCTATTTGTTCCTGTAATTGTGAAAGTTGCTAATGGATCTTTTTCTATTGTGTCTGCGTCTGCACCTTCAATATCAACTGAAGTTGCTGCACTAACAGGAACATCAAACTCCATTTCTTCATCAGCGTTTACTGAACCTCTACTTCTTAGAGTAGCGACAACACTTCCTTCTACATCACTGTAAGCCGTACCACTATATTGTACATATGTACTAGCTGAAGTTGTACCTGTTACGATTGATGGGTCAGAACCAGAAGTACCTTGAGCAGTTACTACTAAGTTGAATGTCGCCCCTGCGAAATCACTTCCTGTTTTAACATATTTTGCTGAGTCTACAGAAATAGACTCACTAACTGAAAGGTTTCCTAAGTTACTAAACTCACTTGTTAATTCACCATCATTGTATAAATCTTCAATACCTGAAGCTGATGCGTCCCATACAATACTTGTAGGTGTACCAGCAGTAGATGCTGAATAAGTCATAGCTAATGGTAATGTAGTATCAGCAGCAGTTTCTACAACTGTATCTGGATCGATAGCTGCGTCAATAGTAAGTGACCATGCCCCACCTGCTTTATATCCTGATAAACCTAATACTCTTGACACATACAATTGGTTTGTTTGTGATAAGAATGATTTAGCAATATAGTTTAATTCATATTTTTGAAATCCAGTCCCCTCAAACTTCTCACTATTCAATCCACCAAAATACTTTTGGAACTCATCATAGTCTGAAATAAATACTGGTTCAAATGCTGGACCTTTAGGAGTTTCTCCCACTAAACCTAATGTGGTAACTCCGACTTGTCTTGTGACAAATGTTAAGTCCTTTTCTGAGGTGAATACACCTGGACTTACAAAAATTCTGTCTGTTGATGCCATTTAATTTAAATTTTATTTTGTTTTATTATAATATCCTTTTCATTATAAATATATTGGTTTTAAGCAAAGTTTCTCAAATGAATGTTATACATTCACATTTAGTGTGAAAAAAAACTTACTTTTGTCATACTTATATTAAAATGTCTATGAAAAGGACTAAAAATCTAAAGATTACACCATCTACACATGAATTACTAAAAAAGTATTGTGAAGAGCATGGTCTCAAAATGTTTGCATTTGTGGAAAAGATTATCAAAGAAAAGTGTGATAAACCTAAAGATATGTATGGTGAATAATATTAACCTTCTGAATTAGTTATTTTTTTCTTGTTACAAAAACAAAGTTCCCATCATAACAATATTCATTATCAACAAAGTTGTCCGTTAAACAATACATATAAGGTTCTGGGTGTGATAACATAATATTTGCCAATCTTTGTTCATCTATGTTTTCTAATTTATTACCATTTTTATCATACCACACATACCAGTCTCTATTAATTGTAAAAGTACATGGGTATTGAAAATTGTTCATGAAGTTTATCCCTTCATTAACACTATTAAATGACATTAGTATAATTTGTTTCATAATATTTAATTTCTAGTTATTCTTTGAATCCATACAGTGTTTTCAACGGACTCACCTGTGTTATAAACTATTACGTGATATGCTGGATAAGTAACATCATTTTCTGCGGTTATAAATACTTCTAATCTATTACCACTAGAAACACCAGCCGTATAAACATCATAATTAACACCTGTTGTTGTGATAAATGTGTTCTGTGTCGAACCACCAACTAAATAGGCTAAACTTCTCATATCACCACTACCACCAGGAGCAACTTTCATTTGAAATTCTAAGTCATTACCCGTTTCATCCCAATTAAATAATACATTTGTATCTTCAAAAATTGGTCTTGTATCAACTGAATTTGATATTGAATAGTAAAAGTTTTCAACTGTTGAGTTACTATCACCACCAGCAGTTGTACCAGTAACCACTTGACCATTTGAATCGAAACCTAAATTACCAACAGGAGTACCACCACCTATTGTAGTTATATTAAGTGTTGTGGCAGTTAAACTACCATCTACAATGGTATCACTATCTATAAATGTGTCATACCCAGCATTACCAATAAACACTCTATCTTGATTATCCACACCAATTAGAGATACATTAGCATCGGCAACTGTCCTACCTTGTAAGAAATAAGAATTATCTCTTAAATTAATATGTCCGTTAAATACATTTATTGCTGAGTTTGATGTAATACTAGTTGCTGTAAGTGTATTAAGTGTTGAATCACCTGTAACATCTAAATCACCATTTATTGTTAAACCACTAACTTGATTTATGGTTGTAGTATATAAACCACCATTATCATCAGTTATTGTAAATGTATTATTATCATTATATGTAAACCCTGTGGTAGTTATACCCACATCAGTTCTAATAACTTCTTGAGGTTTATCATCACCATTACCAACCCATAAGTAATCTGTTGTTAAGTTTGGTAATCCAGCAGTTCTTGCTGTGTTAAATATAAATAATTGACCATCAGTTGTACCAACCTTTAATATCTTAGCTATTCTTTGTATTTGTGTATTTGTTCCTGATGGTCTAAATTTAGTTAATCCACCATCAGTTGTATTCATATATAATACATCATTAACCGCCCACGTCTCACCATTAGGGTTAATTGTCGATACCGTACTTGTTGTATCCACACCAACTAACTTACCAAAAGTGATTAAAGGATAAACACCAGCGTTATCAAAATCCTCACCTGTAAATCCAATTACTGGCATTGTTGATGCGGTTGTTGCGTTTGCTAACTCAACCTCATGTATATCATTATCAAAACCTGTAATATAAACTGGACAACCTTTATCTATTGTACCAGCAGTACCTTTTTTAGCCCATATTGTTACATTACCTGTTGATACGTATTCTTCACCAGTAACCCACTGATTATCCGCAACATCAAAGTAAAGTAACCTACCTTGATATGTATTGTCAGGTGTTGTAGGGATATTCGATGTTACATCATCTAAATCATCTAATGTTATACCTGTATATGTCGTTGCGGATAACACACCATTTATTGTTAAACCTGTAAGAGTATTAATTGTAGCTGTTAAGGCACTTAAACCATTATTCCTAGATATAGTTAATGTATTAGCATCATTATATGTAAATCCAGTTACAAAAGTATTGGTATCAGGTGGTATTGTAACATCTACTTTAATAATATCATCTATTGTTGTGATTGTAGTATTACTACCACCACTAACTGTTCTAAAATATAAATCAGTTCCAGACTTACCACTAAATACTTCATTAGCACCACCACTATTAATACCATTTCCTATCTTACTGTCTAATTGCGTTTGTACATTACCACTATAAGTATTAAAATCGCTTATATTTAACTTACTATCAATCTGAGTTTGTACACTACCACTATAACTATTAAAGTCAGTTATTTCACTAAGAGTATGAGTGTGAGCACTGCTACCTAAATCTGATAAATTAATACTTGATTTAGTGAAGTGTATTGTTGTATCACCAGTATGTGACACAAAATCAGTATTATTAGTTTTACCACTTAATACTGGTGATAAGTTAACACTATATAAATTACTTCCTTGTATGTTATTATCAAACTCAATTGTTTCACCATTAAGATTAGCAGCAGTTGTGTAACTATCAGTCATACCAGTAGTAAACCCACTAACTTGGAATGTACCACCACTACTATTAGTATATGTGACAATACCAGTAGAAGCGTTGTAAACCCCACTAACAACATAAACATCTGATGCTAAAACAGATAAATCGGTATTAAATGTTGTACCATCATTTCTTGTTGTTGATAAAATATATGTTGAGTTACTAAAAGTTTGACCAGTAACAAATGTATCATTAACATCTATTGTGGATAAATCTAATGTATATGTTGTACCATCATTTTTTGTAAATGTAGCTAACGTAGTCCCATTATCGTATGTAGCACCTGTTGTAAATGTATCAGTAATTCCTGTTATATTAACAAAATTACCATCATTTCTTAAAAGTGATAATGTATCGGTAGAATCATTATAAACCCCATCAATAACATAAGTGTTAGCACTCACCGAACTAACCAATGAAGTTAAATCAACATCAAATGTGGTATCAACAGAGTTACCAACAAAGTTTATTTCTTTTGTACCACCATTGTAAGTACCACCACTAACAAACTTATCTTGGTCTGTTGGGAACGTTACTTCTAAATTAACTGAACTAGAATTAGAAGATATGTTTACTGTACCACCTGTAGATGTTATTCCCTTAAACTCTAAATCTAAACCATTCTTTTGAGCAAATATCCCTTCAGATGAAAGATTTGTTGCCCCACTAATCTTAGTGTTTAATTCAGTTTGTACATTACCACTATAAGTATTAAATGTTGATACATCTAATTTACTATCTAATTCTGTCTGTAAGTTAATTACCTCACTAATACTATGTGTATGAGCTGTTGCAGTTAATTTACTGAATGATGTTTGATGTGGGTTGTTTGTATCACCTGTATGGCTATTGAAAACTGTAGTTTCTACCTTACTATCTATTTGTGTTTGTACATCTCCACTATAAGCGTTAAAATCAGTAATCTCACTAAGTGTATGTGTGTGAGCAGTAGACGTTAAATTACCAAAAGATGTTTGGTGAGGGTTACTAGTGTCTCCCGTATGTGAATTAAATAATGTTAAGTCGGTTTTACCACTAACTAATCCCGATAAATCAATAGGATTAACATCAACATTATTATTCTTTTCTAAAATTAAATCATTACCTGATAAAGTACCTCCAGTAACAAAAGTATTTGTATCTGTACCGCCAGTTGTACCAATAACTACTATACCACCAGAATCAAAACCTAAATTGTTTACTGGTTTACCATTAGGGATATTACCAATAGTAAGTGTTCCACCAACTATTGTATTTCCACTAACAACTAAAGATTCTGTAGGTGAGTTAGTACCAATACCTACTCTTTGGTTTAATATGTCTATTGTAATACCGCTTGTTGAACCGAAATAAACATTACCTTCATCATTTGAGTTTATTCTAAGTGGTGAACAAGAATGGATATTAGAAACATAGATATCACCTATACAAGTACCACTAGTGTTTCCTGTAAATGTTTGTGAAAATCCTGTTACAACAATATCTACACCATCATTTCTTCTTATTGTTAAATCATCACCATTAAGGGTTGATCCTGTAACAAATGTATCATTAACATCTATACTAGATAAATCAACAGTATAAGATGTATTATCATTTTTAACAAAAGTAATTAAGGAAGTTCCGTTATCATATGTTCCACCTGTAGTAAATGTGTCTGTAACACCTGTAATATCTATAGTTACATTATCATTTCTAAATAATGATATTATATCTGTAGAAGGGTTATAAGTACCGCCAGTAACAAAAGTATTTGTACTATCAATTATCGCAGAAACATCTACACTAAACGGAGTAAATCCTGTAGTCCCTGTAAAATATAATGATTGAGTAGATGCACTATATACACCACCAGTTACAAAATTATCTGTTGATACAATACCACTTAATTTGCTACCATCACCATAAAATGTTGTACCACTAATATCACCAATAACACTAAGGTTACTATTAATATTGATTGTATCACCTGTACAAGGTGTGATATTTGACAAATATATTTCAGTACACGCACTGAAGATATCAACATCACCTACAGTTTGTATTACATAACTTTTATTTATGTTAGAATCTTCGCAAGAACTCATAATAATATACCATTTATTTTAATCGTACTTTCTTTCTGTATGTCAGTTTTATTTACACTAATAAATAGATCGTCTCCATTTTTTACACTAAATGGAATTGTCTCATCAGTACCATTAACTTTGTATGATACACTATTAGCATTTTCTGTAGTTTCAGATGTATATCTTGCTTTAAGATTAATAGGTATTGTTGCGCTACTAATACCTCTCTTAAATGTGATAGAAATACATATTGTTTTTTCTTCTTCGTCTTTGGTGATTTGATATTGAGATCTCTTAATATCATCACTCAATTCTACAAGTGTGACAGACCTACTAATTGCAGGGGTAACCTCAAAGTCGTCTTCATCCAATAAATAACCCATCATTTTTATGTTAAACATCTGAACATAATACTTTCTTTCATCTAAGTTATTTATAACACTTTCATCACCAATACTATCTAATAACAATGGCATTGGGTGTCCATTAACTTTGATATAATGTTCTAATGGAGAAAATGTTTGGATTATTTTTCTATTTAATTTATTTAAGTCTCTCATTCTATTGCAGAATAGTCTAACTTCATAAATCAAATCAATTGGAACTGGTTGAGGTATTTTATAGATATCCATACCTTTTCTATTTCCATCCCATGTTGGGACTTTCATATATGTAAAAGTAGGTTTACCAGGAATATTAAAATATCCTGCTTGATTTGTTCCCACTTGCGCATCTGGTTTTCTAACAACCGTTATGAAAGGTATTTTTATATTTTTGTATTCATCTGAATATTGCCAAGTTTTTGCAAACTCCGCCCATCTCTGAATGGTTAAGAATATTACTGGAACTTTTTCACCTGCTAAAGTTAAATCAATACCTGATTCAATAAACTCAACAAAAGATTTATCCATATCTTCATGCAAAACACCTTTAGGTAGATAAGTACCATTATTGGATATATCTTCAAATAATTCCTCTCTTCTATCATTACCCGTTTTATCTGGGTTTATATTTAAGTTTTTTCTATTTTTCTTAGGTAAACCCATATCTATCCATTAAACTCATCTTCCGATGCTGGCACACAAGTAACAGTTCTATAAAATCCTTTATAACCATTTATTGTGTGTTTATTATCACTAAATATTGAACCATCATTAGAAACGGTATAATATTTAATTGTCTTTTCATCTTCTTGATATCCTATATAATCACCATAAGTAATCTCAACACCCAATTCCTCTAAATGTTTCTGATATACACCGAAAGTAATATTTCCGTGTTCTTTATATCTCATACTACCATCTGAATTATATGATTTGTTCTGTGGTTCATCCATTTTGAAGTTAACAGATAACTCCACAGGTGGCTTAAACATAATTCCATTCTTAGGTGCTTCACCATATACATCATCTGTATTGGTTTTTTGTCTATCTACCTGAAAAAGTATTACTTTAATGTTTATATCACCTTCTAACCACTCTCTACCAAAGTCTACCTCTAGGTCAAAATCATCACCAGAGAAAAACTTATTCGATCTATTTATAGGAAGTTGTTTATTTTTAGGCATATCTTTTTATCATAAATATTTATACTTTATAAAAAAAGTATTATTATTATAAATAATGTTGGACATTAACAATTTAAAAGGAAAAAAAGCCGAAAACATATTGAAAGAATATGACGGCAGGAACCCCTATATACGGTTTATGAAGAAGAAGTATGAAACTGAATCTTCTTACTACCTTACATCAGGGCAATCTAAATATGTGCTCGATTTTCACGATACTGAACCACAAAAAATGGATAAGGTAATTGAAATTACAGAATATTTCGCAGAAAGCCTAAAAGAAGAACATAAATTAAAAAATCTCCCAAAGAAAATAAAGGTAGAAACATTACTCGCAGAAACAGATAAAGCATATCATGTTTTGTGTAAGTTATATAGAAATCAAAAAGG